CCGATGCTCAGCGGCTGCAGCGCGACGCCGAAGCCCGCGCCGCCCGCTACCGTGCAATGTCCAAGGCCAGCGCGTCTGAGCGCGACCGTCTCGCAAGCGATGCGGCCCGACTCGACGCCAGTCTTGCAGAAGGCCGAGTCGTGGCTGAACAGCTCCGCGCAACTGTTATTGACCGTGACCAGCGAATCCAGCTCCTCGCCGACGTCATCGCAGCCGATCGCTCCCTCTTCGACGGCGGCGCCGAGCCCGAGGCCGGCCAGGGCCAGCACTGACCCATGAAGAAGCCGCAGCTGCTGCGCGACCACATCGCGCGCGCGTGCCCCGATTTGGCGACCAACCCGGAGAAGATGACGGTATTCGTCGAGGGCGGGAACATCGTGCACACCGGCACGCCGGCGCTGTCCTTCGAGTACCGGTACACGGTGAATGTCGTCATCACCGACTGGGCCGACAGTACCGACACGCTCGTGGTGCCGGTGATCGCGTGGCTGAAGCGCCACCAGCCGGACATGTTCGACAACCCGGAGCGCCGCGCGAAGGGCTTCCGGTTCGTGGCCGAGATCATCGACCACAACACCGTCGACGTGAGCATCGAGCTCGACCTCACCGAAACGGTGGCCGTGAAGGGCGAGACGGTCGACGGCATCAACCGCCTCACCACGCGCCACATCGGCGAGCCGGTGCTCGCAGACGCGAGCCAGGTAGAGACCGCGCTCGACCTCGCGGCAGAGTGGCGTGTCGAGCCATTGGACGGCTGACCATGGCCGACGACCTTTCCCGCCTCGCGAACTGGGTGGCGCCGTTGATCGCCGGCCTGTCGGTGCCTCGGCGTCGCGCCGCCATGGTGCAGGTCGCCACGTACATGCGCCGCAGCAACTCGCAGCGCATCGCCGAACAGCGCAACCCGGACGGCTCGCCCTATGAGCCGCGCAAGCCGCGGCTGCGCGCGAAGAAGGGCAGCATCCGGCGCACCATGTTCGAGAAGCTGCGCCAGGCCAGGCTGCTGCGAAAGTCCGCGACAGCAGAGAGCGCCATGCTTACCATCAACGGGCGCAGCGCCCGCATTGCCCGCGTGCACCAGCAAGGCCTGCGCGACAAGGTCGATTGGCGGCGTCCGAACAGCCCGAGCATCGTCTATCCGCGTCGTGAGCTGCTGGGCTTCACCGACGCAGACATCGACGCCATCACCGACATCCTGCTGCGACACATCACCGCGGGCACCTGACGTCGCACGGTGCCATGCAAGGCGCATCGGTGCCCGCCGCATGCACCGTTGCGTTCGCTCGCGCACGCGAGTGCGTTCCGGCACATTGGGCGCATGCCCGAAACGAGTGAAGCACCGCAACAATTCGCCGACCTGCTGCGTCTGCTGGCGAACATCGTGCGCGTGGGCACCATCGCCGACGTCGACCATGGCTCCACCCCACCTCTCGTGCGCGTGCAGCTCTCGGACTCGGTCACCAGCGACTGGCGGCCCTACCTCGAATTGCGCGCGGGCAAAACGGGCACATGGAATCCGCCCACGGTCGGCGAGGGCGTCGTCTTCCTCTCGCCCAACGGACTCACCGAAGGCGGATACGCGCTGCCAGGCATTCCAACCCAAAGCCATCCGACCCCCAGCTCGGACCCCAACAAGACGGTCACGAAGTACCCCGATGGCGCGGTCTTCGAGTACGACCATGCCGCGCACAAACTCAAGGTCACGCTGCCCGCGGACGGCACGGCCGACATCGAGGTGCCCGATGCGATCACGGTGAAGTGCAAGACGGCCGACGTGACCGCAAGCGAGAGCGCGAAGGTGCACTCGCAGGAGATCACGCTCGATGCGCCCATGAACATCGTCACCGGCCAGCTCGTCGTGCTGGGCCTGCTCACATACACCGCCGGCATGGCTGGCTCGGGCGTGGGGCCTGGCGGAAAGACGGCGCAGATCGACGGTGACATGCAGTTCATCAACGGGCATGGCCTCACGACCGATGGCGGCGACATCGTCGCGGGCGACATCAGCCTGCTCGGCCACGGGCACATCGAGGAAGACGCCGGCGGCCGAACCGCGGGCGGTGCGGTGCCATGAGCGGAATCTCCAACCGCAACGGCCGGATGCTCGCGCGCCGCGACCACATCGGGCAGTCGATCACCGACATCCTCACCACGCCCATCGGCTCGCGGCTGATGCGCCGCAACTACGGCAGCTTCCTGCCGCAGCTGGTCGACCATCCGGCGACCGATGCCAACCGGCTGCGCCTCATCGCAGCCACCGCGCAGGCCATCATGAAGTGGGAGCCTCGCACACGCCTGCTCAGCGTCCGGGTCGGCTTCAACGCGCAGGGTCAGTGCCAGCTGTCCATTGCGCGGCGCGACATCAACAGCGACGACAGCCTGACCTTCACCGTCAACGTGAGGGCCGGCGCATGAGCATGGACATGACGCTGTTGCCGCCGCCCGCGGTCATCGAGTCGCTGGACTTCGAGATCATCCTGCAGACCCGCAAAGCGCAGTTCCAGCAGCTGTGCGATGACGCCGGCGTCGAGTACGCCCTCGTGCTGGAGTCCGATCCGGTCGCCAAGCTGCTCGAAGTCATGGCGTACCAGGAACTGCTGATGCGCCAGCGCATCAACGATGCGGCCAAGGCCTGCATGCTGGCCTATGCCAAGGGCACCGACCTCGACAACCTGGCCGCCAACTACCAGGTCACGCGCCTGATCGTGACGACGGCCGATCCCGATGCTGTGCCGCCGGTGGCCGCGGTCTACGAAGACGACGAACGCTTCCGCGAGCGGATTCAGCTCGCGCCGGAAGGCATCACCACCGCCGGACCGGTGGACAGCTACCGGTTCCACACGCTCACCGCCAGCGCGCAGGTCGCGAGCGTCGCGGTCGACAGCCCGATTCCCGGCACCGTCCGCGTCACTGTGCTGTCCACCGATGACAGCGGTGTCGCCACCGAGGCACTGCTAGACACCGTGCGGGCCGCGCTCAATGTCGAGAAGATCCGCCCGCTGTGCGACGCGGTTCTCGTGCAGGACGCCGACATCATCGAGACGGCCATCGTGGCGACCGTGTACCGCAAGGAAGGCGCCGCGGGCGACATCGCCCTGTCCAATGGCAAGGCAGCGCTCGCGAAGTGGCTGCTGAGCGTGCGAAAGCTCGGCGAAGGCCTCGCCCTGTCCGGCATCGATGCCGCGCTGCATCAGCCTGGCGTGAAACGCGTCGAGATCTCGACGCCGGCGGCCGACGTCCTGTGCACGAATACCCAATGGGTGCGCATCAGTGGCGTCACCGTGCTCGAAGAGGTCGTCAGTGAATAGCGCTTCCGCCGCGCAGCGCCTGCTGCCGCCGAACCGGACGCCGCTGGAGCTGGCGCTCGCCGGCACGTCGCCGCTCGATCTCGACACCGCCGGGCTGCGCCACCTGTGGACTGCCATGCTGTGCCTTGCGCCGCTGCTGCCCTGGCTGTCATGGACCCTGTCCGTCGAAGCCTGGCACGAAGCCAAGTCCGACGACGCGCGGCGCGCGCTGATCCTGTCGAGCATCGAAATCCACCGGCACAAGGGCACGCCCTGGGCGATTCGCCTGCTCATCCGTTCGCTGGGCTTCGGCGAGGTGGACATCATCGAGCGCGTCGGCGGCCGGAAGCACGACGGCACGATCCGCCGCAACGGGATCTATCCGCACGCACCGCTGGCAACGACCTGGGCGACCTACATGGTTGCGTTCCAGCGCCCGATCACCAACGCCCAGGCCGAACGCCTGCGCAAGCTCCTGCCATCCGTCGCGCCGGCGCGCTGCCACTTGGTGGCGCTGCGCTACGCCGCAGTCGCAAACAGCCACAACGGCGCGACGCGACGCGATGGCGCCTACAACCACGGAAGCGCCTGACATGGCAAACCTCAACGAGTCCGACGTCTGGGTAGATGGCATCTACCAGCTGGAGGAAGACGACCCCGTCCTCGGCGGGCCGACCGGCATCGACAACCGCGCCCCGCGCGAGCTGGCAAGCCGCGCGCTTTACCAGCGTGTCCGCAACGTCACGCCATGGGCCGCGACCTTCGCCTATCCGGCCAACGTGGCGTATGTCAGCTACAACGGCACGACGTGGAAAAGCGTCGGCGACAGCCTGAACGTGGCGCCCGGCACGGATGCGGAGAAATGGGTCCGCTGGGGTTTCACGCTCGCCGAACTCAATGCATCGCTCGGCAATGCGGTGGCGGCGCACGAGGCGAAGGTGGACCCTCACCCGCAGTACGCGACAAACGACGACCTGACAGCCCACGTCAACGCGGCCAACCCTCACGCGCAGTACGTGCGCCACGATGCGGCCCAAGGCCTGACCGGCCTTCAGGCCACGCAGGCGAGAGCGAACATCGGCGCGGAGGCCGCGGGCACCGCGGTGGCCGAGCTGCAGAAGAATGCGGCACGGTATGCGGTCGACACCGGCCCGGCGAACGCTTGCGCCGTGGCCTACGCGCCCGCCATTGCGGCGCTGCTCGATGGCATGGAGCTGTGGTTTCAGGCGGCAGCTTCCAACACGGGCGCGGCAACTCTGAACGTGAACGGCATCGGTGCCAAGCCGCTGGTCGGCGGCGCACAGGCCGCGCTGCAGGCCGGCGAGATCGTCGCCGGCGGAAAGTGCCACGTCGTGTGGAATGCGGCGCTCCCCGCCTTCGTGCTGCTCGAATGCACCGGCGCCGCCTCGCAGGTGGCACCGGGTTCGAAGCCGGCTCACGCAGTGCAGGTCGCGCAGGCGGCCGGCGTGGTCGGGAGCGTGCGCAACCTCCGGGCCATTCAGGCGGCGGCAGCAGCAACGCTCACGATCACTGCGGACGAAATCGTCCTCGAGTCGGCCTTGGGCGGCAGCCGCTACTGCCTCGCAGGCTTCAACAAGACTGTCAACCTCGCGACTGTGGGCGCCGGCGGCATGGACACCGGCGCTGCGCCCGCGTCCGGCTGGGTCGCCTTCTATGCCATCGCCAATCCCGCGACCGGTGCGAGCAACGTCATCGGTGTGAATGCGACGGCCGCTGCCGCGCCCGAGATCTATGCGGGCGCCAGCATGCCCGCCGGCTACAGCCACTGCGCCCTGATCGGCGTCTGGCCCACGACGGCAGGGGGCCTGCTGCCTGTTGCGAGGCAGGTCGACCGGACGGTGCACTACTACAGCAACCCCTATGCGGGCGCGGGCGCCGGCGCCTTCACAGCGCTTTCCCTTGCGGGGTCTGTGCCGAAGAACGCGATCTCCTTCCGCGGGAACATGGCCATGTCGCCATCGTCAGCCGCCGGGCCGATCAGCATGGCCGTATGTCCCACCGCCGGCGGCCAGGCAACGCCCGGCTACGTGGCCGCGCAGACCTACGGCGGCGTGGGCCAGACCGTGGGCGGGACGATTCCCGACTGCCCGATCTTCACGCCGCAGACGACCTACTACGCCACGGGCGGCGGCGGCAGTGGCTCGTACGTTTTCAACATCTACGCCTACACCTTCTGAGGACAACCATGCTCATTCACGTGCAGTTCAAAGACGCGCGCCAGGAGGTCGTTGTCGCGTCCTTCTTGTGCCCGCAGGATCCGGACGTCTTCCCTTATCAGGGGACCGTCGACAGCGAGGACTCGCGCTATCTGGCCTTCGCCGCCACCCTGCCCGCGCCGTCGTTCCCAGGCTAGCGCGCGGCGGCCGTCACGTCAGCAGTTCCATTCATCTTTCCCATCGGAGAACCCACCATGCCCACCGAATACCACCACGGCGTACGCGTTTTCGAAGTCGACGAAGGCGGCGCCACCATCCGTGTCGTCAGCACAGCCATCATCGGTCTGGTGGCGACCGCGCCCGACGCCGACGTCGACGCCTTCCCGCTCAACACGCCCGTGCTGCTCACGAACCCCGCCGGCAGCGTGGGCAAGGCCGGCGCGTCCGGCACGCTCGGCCAAGCGCTGAAGGCAATCGGCCAGCAAGCCCAGGCCATCACCGTCGTCGTGCGCGTCGAGCCTGGCGTCGACGATGCCGCGACCACCAGCAACGTGATCGGCACGACCACCGCCAACGGGCAGAAGACCGGCCTGCAGGCGCTGCTCGCTGCGCAGGGTCAGCTGGGCGTGAAGCCGCGGATCATCGGCGCGCCGGGCCTGGATACCGAAGCGGTCGCCATCGAGATCGGCACCGTCGCCGAACAGCTGCGCGGCTTCGGATACGTGGCCGCGCGCAAGGCTGACGGCATGGCCTATGCGACCAAGAAGGAAGAAGCCACCACCTACCGAGCGAAGTTCGGCAAGCGTGAGCTGATGGTCATCTGGCCGAACTTCCTTGCATGGAACATCACGACCAACGAGGCCGACCCGGTGCCGGCCACCGCCTACGCGCTCGGCCTGCGCGCGAAACTCGACCAGCAGATCGGCTGGCACAAGACGCTGTCCAACATCGTCGTGAACGGTCCGCAGGGCCTGACGGCCGACGTGTTCTTCGATCTGCAGAGCCCGAGCAGCGACACGACGTACCTCAACGCCCTCGAAGTCACCACGATCATCAACCGCAGCGGATACCGCTTCTGGGGCAACCGCACCACCGAGGCGCAGGGCGGGAAGTTCTTCTTCGAGAACTACACGCGCACCGCGCAGGTGCTCGCGGACACGATTGCGGAAGCGCATTTCACGTTCGTGGACAAGCCGATGCACCCGAGCCTGGTGAAGGACATGCTCGCCAGCATCAACGCCAAGGGCCGCGACCTCGTGATCGGCGGCTATCTCATCGGCTTCGAGGCGTTCCTCAATCCGGACCTGAACCCGAAGGAAGAACTGGCCCAGGGCCGTCTGCGCATCAGCTACCGCTACACGCCAGTGCCGCCGCTGGAAGACCTGGGCTTCAACCAGTCGATCACCGACGACTTTCTCGCCAACTTCGCCGCGGCCGTGCAGGCCGCCTGATCGACCTCACCACACATCGCATAGGAGCACACCATGGCCCTGCCCAAGAAACTCAAGAACTTCGCCCTCTTCGGCGACGGGGAAACGTGGGTCGGAGAGATCCCCAGCGTCACCCTTCCCACCATCGCCAAGAAGACGGAGGAATACCGCGCCGGCGGCATGCACGGCCCCGTCGAGATCGACCTCGGCCACGAAAAGCTCGAGCTGAAGCTGAAGTCGGGCGGCCTCAAGGTCGCGCTGATCGCCATGCTGGGCAGCCAGGCCGTGGGCACCAACGTGTTCCGCTTCGCGGGCGCTTATCAGGAAGACGCCACCGGCGCCGTCACCGCGGTGGAAGTCATCGCGCGCGGTCGCCTCAAGGAGTGGAACCCGAACGAAGCCAAGGCCGGCGACGACAACGACCACGACTTCACCGTCGCGCTCAGCTACTACAAGGTCACGGTCGACGGCGCCGACCTGCTGGAGATCGACGTGCCCGGCATGGTCTTCAAGGTTTCCGACAACGACATGTACAGCGCGATCCGCTTCGCCATCGGCCTCGCCGCGGCGCTGTGACGCCTGCCGAGCGCATCGACTTCCCGCCCATCGCCCTTCCCCACACCTGAGATCACGTCATGAACCTCGACCAGACCAGCACCGACACCACCACCGCCAGCGACGCCGCAACCCAGGCCGATGGCTCGACTGCGCCCGCCGTTGCCGCCGCCCTGCCCAACACCATCGTGCTCGACGTGCCCGTCAAGCGCGGAACGACCAGCATCGCGGAGGTCACGCTGCGCAAGCCGAACGCCGGGGAGCCGCGCGGGCTGTCGCTGCAGCGGCTGCACCAGGCCGACGCCGACGAACTGCTGAAGCTGCTGCCGCGCATCAGCTCGCCCAGCCTCACCCCGCCCGAGTGCGCGCAGCTCGACCCGGCCGACCTGTCCGAAGCGGGAGGCATCGTCATCAGTTTTTTGCTGAAGAAATCGCTGCGGGACGCGGTCTTGCAGAACGCGTAGAGGACGCGATGGCCGACGTGGCGCTCGTCTTTCATTGGCGCCCTGAGGACATGTTCCCCATGCCCATGGGCGAGCTGATGGACTGGCGCGAGCGCGCCCGCCGGCGCTACGCCCCCAGCAAAGACGACGACTGACCGACACATCCGATCCGCCATGGCCTCCCCCCTCATCCTCAAACTCATCCTGGCCGGGGCGGCCAAGGCCGCGGCCGAGCTGAAGCCGCTCGACAAGCAGAGCCGCGCCGCCGCGGCGGGCCTGAAGCAATCGCGCGACGCGCTCAAGATGCTCAACGGGCAGCTGGGCCAGATCGACGGGATTCGAAAATACCAAGCGGCCCTCACCAGCCAGGGCAACGGCCTCAAGGTGCTGCGCGCCAATCTCGACAGCGTCACGCGCACCTACGGCGCGAACAGCGACCAGGCGCGCGCACTGCAGGCGCAGGTGTCGAAAGCCACCGCGGCCTACGACAAGCAACGCAACGCGCTCTTTCAGCTGCGCTCGGCGGCAACGTCGAGCGGCATCAAGAACCTCACGGCCGATCAGAGCCGACTGCGCAGCGAAGTCACCTCGACGAATGCGGCCATCGCACAGCAGAAGGCGCGGCTGGAGACGCTGGCGCACCTGAGCGCGCGAAAGGCACAGGCGAAGGAAACCTACGGCAAGACGCACGCCGTCGTGGGCAGTCTCGCAATGGCCGGCGCTGCGGGCGTCGGTACGGCCTACGGCATCCGCCGTGCGGTCAATGAGCCGCTGCACCAGGTGCGCGAGTACGACACCACCGCGCAGCGCATCGCCGCCTTGGGCATGAAGCCCGAGGACACCAAGCACGCCGTGGACTACGCCAAGCGCATGAAGACCTTTGGCACCAGCACCAACGACAACCTCGGGTTGATGCTGGATGCGACCACCGCCTTTGCCGACGTGCATCACGCCGAGATGGTCATGCCCACGCTGGCAAAGATGAAGTTCGCCAACAAAGCCATGTTCGGCGCCGAGAAGGGTGAGGACAACGAACGCAAGTTCATGGACATGCTGCGCGTCATCGAAATGCGCAACGGCCTCTCCAGCGAGCAGACCTTCAAGGATCAGGCCGACAAGGTGCAGCGCGTCATCACCGCCACGGGTGGGCGCATCGGCCCCGAGGAATGGCTGAACTTCATCAAGACCGGCGGCATTGCCGCCAAAGGCTTGAGCGATTCGGCCATGTACTACCAGCTCGAAGCGCTCGTGAGCGAAATGGGGGGCAACCGCGTGGGCACCGCCACGATGTCGGCCTACCAGAACCTCTACCAGGGCCGCACCACGAAGCGCGCCGCGCAGAACATCGAGGCGCTGGGCCTGATCGGCGACCCGTCGAAGGTCAAGCACGACAAGGCCGGCCAAATGTCGTACCTCAACCCCGGCGCGCTGAAGGGTGGCGACCTCTTCCGCACCAACCAGTTCGAATGGATGGAAAAGGTGCTGCTGCCCGCCATGGCCGCGAAGGGCATCACCGGCGAGCAAGAGATCATCGACAAGATCGGCAGCATCTTCAGCAACCGCACGGCATCCAACCTGTTCGCGACCATGTATCAGCAACGCGAGCAGATCCACAAGAACGCGCGCCTCAACGCGGGCGCCGACGGCATCCAGCAGTTGGACGCCAAGGCGCGCGAGATCATCAGCGGTAAGGAAGTGGACACGATGGCCCGCTTTCACGATGCCATGTTCGAGGCCGGCAAAGCCATCCTGCCGACGTACACGAGCCTGCTCAACACGGCAGCGAATGCGCTGCAGGGCATCACGAGGTTCGCCCAGGAAAACCCGGTGCTGGCCTCCTACATCGGGAAAGCCGTGCTGTGGGTCGGTCTGCTGGCCGCCGGCTTCGGCGCGCTCTCCCTGGGCGCCGCCGCGCTGCTCGGCCCGTTCGCCATCGTTCGGTACGGCTTGGGCCTCTTCGGCGTCAAGGCGGCCGTGCTGTCGCCTGTGCTGACGCTGGTCGGGCGCGTGATCGGCGGCGTGGCCTCGGCGGTGCTGTGGCTCGGCCGCGCGCTGCTGATGAATCCGATTGGTCTGGCAGTCACCGGCATCGCAACGGCGGCCTTTCTGATCTATCGCTACTGGGGGCCAATCAGCGGATTTTTCAGCGACCTATGGGATCGCGCGAAAGCCGCGTTCTCGACCTTCTGGCAGTACCTCGGCGGCAGCATGCCCGCGGCGCTGGCAACCGTGGGCGCTGCGATCCTGAACTGGTCGCCGATCGGTCTGTTTTATCGGGCGTTCGCACAGGTCATGGAGTGGTTCGACATCGAGCTGCCAGCCAAATTCACGACGTTCGGAGCGCAGGTCATGCAGGGGCTGGTGAACGGCATCACCAGCGGGCTCGGAGCCGTACAGGACGCGATCAGCGGCGCCGCCGAGTCGACGCTGACGTGGTTCAAGGAAAAGCTCGGCATCCGCAGCCCCTCGCGCGTCTTCATGGAGGCCGGCGGCTTCATCGTGGAAGGCGCGGCCATCGGCATCGACAGGTCGTTGCCGATGCTGCGCGCTGCAGCGTTGGGATTGGCTGGAGCCACCACGACCGCGCTGCCGGCCATGGCGAATCAGCTTCCGCTCGCCCCGGACAGCTTCGACCTCCGCCCCCCGCTTACCGCGGCGCCTGGCGGCCGAGCCGGCGGGAGTGTCGTCGTGCAGGGCGACACCATCAACATCCATATCACCGCAGGCCCTGGCACCGACGCCCAGGCTCTTGCCCGTGCCGTGCGCGCCGAGCTGGACAAGCGAGACGCCGAGAAGCGTGCACGCGTGCGCGGTGCTTTCATCGACTACGACAACTGAGATCCGCCATGCTGTGCCTCGGCCTCTTCGTGTTCTCGCTCGACACCCTGAGCTATCAAGAGCTGCAGCGTCGCAGCAGCTGGAAGCACGCCTCACAGGCGCTCGTCGGTGCACGCAACGCGACGCAGTACCTCGGGCCAGGCGACGACATCATCACTCTGAGCGGTACCGTCGTGCCCGAGTTCGCGGGCGTGCCTGCAAGCCTCTCGGTGCTGCGGCTGATGGCCGATCAGGGCGCCGCGTGGGTGCTTGTCGAAGGCACCGGCACGATCTATGGCGCCTTCGTCATCACCGAGCTGCAGGAAACAAAGACGCTGTTCTTTGTCGACGGCGAGCCGCGCCGCATCGAGTTCACACTGACGCTGCAGCGCGTGGACCAGGACGCGGAAGAGACAGCCGAGCAAATGCTCGCGGACAGCATGGGTGACCTCGGCGCGCTTCTGCAGGATGCAGCCAACAATATGGGCCAATCGCTGGGCGTCAGCTTCAGCGAGACCTGAACATGTCCGACGTCGAGACCATCGCCGACTCGCTGCCCACCGTCGCAGTCAGCACCACCGCGCCGGGCGTCCGCCGCGTCGCGGCTCACCTCACGCCGATCTGGCGAATCACCGTCAACGGTACGAACGTGTCGGAGCGCATCCGACCACGGTTCGTGCGACTCACGATCACCGATGACCGGCAGAACGACGCAGACGAAATCGAGCTGGTCGTCAGCGACCATGACGGGGCCGTGCAGCTGCCCGACACCGGCGACACCGTCGAACTTGCGATTGGTTGGCGTGCCGAGCCGAACGCGGCGCCCTATCGCCAGCTCACTACCGAGGAAATGGGCTTTCCAGTCGGCCTGGTGGACAAAGGAAAGTACTCCGTGCAGGCCGTCGAGTACTCCGGCACGCCTGACGAAATCACAATTCGCGCCCGCGCCGCCAATCTGCTCGACGGCCTGCGCACACTGCGAGATCAGTCGTGGCATGACACGACGGTCGGCGCCATTGTCGGCAGCGTGGCGAAGCGCAACGGCATCGAGGCGAACGTGGCGAAGGAAGTCGCATCGCGCAAGGTCAAGCATGCCGACCAGTTGAGCGAGTCCGATGCGTCATTTCTTCGCCGGCTCGCGCAGACCTATGACTGCATCTGCACCGTGAAGAACGGAAAACTGCTGTTCAGCCAGAAGCGGCTCGCGCGCACGCCCAGCGGCAAGGTGTTGGCGCCCGTGGTCATCACCCGACAGGACGGTGACCAGCACCGCTGGAGCCGCGCCGACCGCGACGCTTACAGCGGCGTGAAGGCCTGGTGGAACAACATCAAGACCGGCCACCGCAGCAGCGTGATTGCTGGCGTGAGCGGACGCGCGAAGGAATTGCGAACGACCTTCGCTAGTCAGGAGGATGCACTTGCCGCGGCGCGCGCGGAGTGGCTACGCATCCAGCGCGGGATCTTTGACTTCGAGATCACGCTGGCGTACGGCCGCGCGGACATCACACCGCAGCGACCAGCGCGCGTGGTGGGCTACAAGCCGCAGATCGATGAGACGCCGTGGATCGTCACGCGGCTGCGGCACTCGCTCGACAGCGGCGGTTTTGTCAGCCAAATCACCCTGGAGACTGAGCAAGCCGAGGGCGTTGAAGGGCAGGAAGGAGCGGGCGGAGAAAGCTGAATCCAGCAGCTCCAAACTAGCTAAGGCTTGCCCCGGGCCTTGCAGTTTCCTTTTTCAAAGTTCCCGTCCGATCCCTCGCCAGCAATCCACCTACCGAATCGTCCGCTTCCTTTGGTACTGCACGAATTGCATGGCCAACGACGAAGCGATTTTGCTTAGGTGGTCTTCTGTAAGCACGTCACCTTCGTTCGCTCCACATTCGCGAAATGCGCGATCAACCATTTCAGCAGTCGCTCGACTGGTCTCTGCCTTACTGAACTTCTCCAACATCGTCTCGAGAATTGGCGATGCTGAGGCAGATACTTGATCCGGTTGACAATGCTTGTAGTCGAAGATCGATGCCACCATTGCTTGGTCAAAGGGAAGGTTCAGATCCAACTCTAGGACCTGACTCGTGCGAGGGTCGATGAAGTAACTTGCGTGGACAGTGGGGCCGTTATATTCCCGTGCAAGCTGAACCACCACCCGCCTCCAGCCAAAGAACTCGACATAGCCAAGTAGCTGCCCTGCTGTTCCCACATTGCTCACGGCGACGCAATGCAAAGGGACTCCAAGCGGCCTATTCACCAGAGGATCGGGCTCATTGAGATAGCCAAAGCAAGCTTTCGCCGTTGTGTTGGTGAGATATTCCCTCGCCTCTGTGCAAGCAGTAGCTGGCACGCCTTGCAAAGCTGCCCAGCACAAGGCGCTCTTCACAATGGAGCGACCCGCGAGCGAGCCGCCGAACTCCGCGGAGATGTTGAGGTACTCGTCAAGAAGATCGTTGCTTACTTGCGCAGCGTCCATCACGCGCTCAACATCCAACTTGGGATATTTTCGGGCGAGCTGCTTGACCATGACTCGCGCCTCGTCCATCGACCGCGCGCGTATTTCATATGAGATACCGCCGGAGACTGGCGACGACTTGAAACTCGGACGCACTGCCGTCATCGACCGTCCGGGGTGAAGAAGCAGTTCGCCTCCACTCTCGGTTTTAACCTTCTCCGCAGGCGCAGGGCCTCGATCTCGGCTGACGTCAAAGGCAACGCTGAAAAAGTTGAGCTGCCTAGCCAACTCCGCGTCCCACTCTTCTCCAGCGGCGTTATTGCACGACCTGCAGAGCACGCCCCGTCGCTTGAGTTTGCCCCCCACTGATGCTGGAATGATGTGCTCATCTGAATCATTGCTCGGATCGATATCGCACAGACAAATTACACAGTTCATCGCATATGGTCTCCTTGCCGTCAGTTGAAATGAAAAGTATCGATTCGAACAGCCGAACAGAGTGCAACGAGTTTCGTTAAATGAATGTCATCAACGAGGCGCCGTGCAATGGCCGTGCCCATTCACCAAGAAGTTTGAAGTGCGATCTCGAGGGATCCACTGGCTGCCGCGCCGCACCAGACTGAAGGCGCTCGTCAGAGGGCAAAGCTGATTCACGATGGAAGTGGGCTCTGTCGTGTAGAGCCGATAGTCAATGTCGCCTCGGCGCAGTGTCGGGTCAAGCTTCACGTCATCTGCGGACATGCGCCCAGCATCCACCCTGTTGACACGTATGCCGAGCATTTTCAAACGCTCGCCCAAATTGGCATACGACATGTTGCGATCAGTCATCGGTACGCTCGCGAGCAGCTTATCGATCTGCGTTGCATCGCTTGTAAGGCCGTCCGACCAAATGGCGTCCTTGGCTCGGATCGCCTTCTGCGCGTGGGCAAACGGCATAGCGACGATCAACGTGCCAGCGAGGGCCAGCACGCAAGCAATTCCTCTCATCAAGCCTCCTAGTCTGCCGCCTCCCATGCGGCTTCACTTATCTTGCTGAACGTCCACCGGACGCACATCCAGAGCAGCAAGCCCAATTTATCCGTTGGCCGCCTTCGGTTGCGCGAGCGCATCAAGAACACTGCGCGCTGCTGCGCGACCTCGCTCGTCCGCTGCGTTGTAGTTATCGAGCAGAGCGGACTCTTCCGGTGTCAACAAGCGCGCCGCGCCTGATCGAGCACCAAAAAGCACAAAAGTCACATCGATGCCGGTGCTCGCCAACTTCATCAGCACACCCGCGCCAGGCTCCACGAGCCCGCGCTCATAGCGACTCAGAAGCGCGCGCTGAATGGCGACCGCGTCGGCTAGGCCTTGCTGAGAAAGGCCGAGGCGGTCGCGCTCCTGCCGAAGCCTTTCGCCGCATTGAGCATCAAATGACACAACTATTCCTTGACACTGAGCACTTTGATGCTCAGAATCCGACGCCACACACATTAAACCGTTCGGATATTAATCGCATGGCACATAGCGCCCTCCGCCGCCGCGGTCGCCCCGAGCTACCGCCCGCAGTTCGCATCGTCAACGAAGCGCCCATCGCCATGCGACTGGCGCCGGCCGAGAAGGAACGCACGCAGCAGCACGCGGCGCGTGAGGGACGATCCCTCGGCAACTTCGCACGTCGCGTGTACCTGAAGGGCCTCGCGCAATACGAGGCTGAACTTGCGCAACCTGGCCGCGTCACGGCCTGACCATCCAAACACCGCTCACTACAAGCCTTTGCCCGAAGGACTCTCGACCATGTACCCCGACCCAAAGCGCATCCGCGACAACCGCCTCACCGTTCGTTTCGACGACTACGAGGAAAAGCTGCTGCGCGCCCTGGCCGATTACCTGGGCGAGCAGCCAACCACCCTCATCCGCGAGCTGGCGCTGCGGCAAGCCGAAGAACTGCTCGGCGTGAGTCGCGACCTCGTGGCGCCCGTCACGCCCCCCGTGGCGGACGGCAGTCTGCCCCGCACCGCGGCCTGAATCCAGTCGCTCAATAGCGGCTCGCAGCCAGCCATAGACACGCCGAATGTCTGACGAAAAGATGACGTGCCGCCATCAGATCGACCTGACCGACGCCGAACACGCCGTGTTCGAACGGGTGCGCCGGGAGCAGGGATTGGAAACCGTCGCGGACGCATTCGTCTGGCTCGCCAAGGTGCGCTTGCGCAAGGGCGTGGAGCACATCACCGGCCGCCGCCGCGGTCCCCGCTTGGTCCCCTCCGGAGGAAAGTCGCAATGACCGCATGCAGCCACGATCAGGCGGCCGATGCCAACAACCGCTACATGCGCATCACCATCGAGTGCCCGCACTGCGGAAGCCGGTGCGTCGCATGCGACAGCCGCGCGATGAGCAAGACCATGCGCGAAATCACCTACCGCTGCCGGAACTGGCGCTGCGGCTTCACGGGTGTCGCCACGCTGGAATTCCAGCGCGTGCTGGTGCTCTCCAGCGTCCCCGCGGCAGACGTGTCGCTGCCGCTCTCACGTCATATCCGCCGCGGCCAGCTCGCCCTGCAGCTGGCGGACGAAGGCAACGTCGCCGACGACGAAGCCGCCTACATCGCGAACTTGCACACGCCCACGAACGACTGGGGCGCCGGCGAAGCCATGCCGGCCGCCCCGCCGGACTGATCTAGTCCGCGCGCCCTCCGGCGCGCACCAGCCCAAACCAACCCACGTCACGCGCCTTTTTCAAGGCGTGCGGCCCTTCTCACGCCTTTTTTTTCTGTCGCCGGAGTCAACGTCATGTCTCTCACCGCCCGTCGCTTCACCGAAAAGCCATCGCAACGCATTGCCGTTCCCAAGCTGTCGAAGGTCACCCGCGAGGAAGCTGAGCGGTTGCCGCTTCTGGAGCGCATGCTGCTGCAGGAGCATCAACGCCACGCCTACCGCCTGGCCGACATCCGGCGCGTGGCCGACAAGCTGGCAGCGCTCGCGCCGGTCATCAGGGCGGCCCAGGCAGATGGCGCATCGATCGATATCGAGCGAGTGCGCGAGGGTTTCGCAAGCCATCGATGCGGCTCCGGCGGAAGGCGAGTCAACGCCGTCGTCCTGGCGTCGCAGGACACGCTGTCGACTTGGCGGAACCCTAAGGCAATCAACGCGGTCGCGAAGGCGCTCATCAAGGACGGATGGCGTGTGGTTCGCGCGGATGCCGAGGGATCGGAGCTCTCTCTCGACCGCGTCATCTTCATGCATGGCAGTCGTGCCGTGCAAACCAGCTGCACCCGCCAATGGACGGTGGAGGCCATCGAGGCCGGCCACATCAACGCTGCAACGGACGGCCGACACCCTGCGGCGGACACCGGCAAGCCACTGAACGCGAGCGCTGAAGCGCTGGCCCGCACTGCATGCGCTCCCTGATGCATGGACCCCGCCGAGCCCTCTGAACACCACGAGTTCCACGGCCCTCGCCAGCCACTTCCTCACATCCCAGATGGAAAACCAAACCCGTTCTACGCACGGCACGCAGCTCGTATTGCCGAGCTGCGCGAAGAGTTCGCGCAGGGCACCGGCCACGGCCGCAACGTCATCGCTGCTGAACGCGAGTGGGAAGGCATTTCCAAGCGCTCTCGCGCCATGCTGCTTTTCTGGGCTGGGTACGACGTCAACGGCATCGCCTTGGCTGTCGAGCGCGCGTGGCGTGAGCTGCCGCCGCTGGAGCGCACTGCAGTGGGCGAAGCCATCCGCGAGCTGCAGAACGATCTGCGCACCGTCTTCGCTCTGACGCTGTAGGCCATCCATGCGTGTAGTCGCCTCCCGCCCAGCCAAGCCGGATCCAGTCTTCTGGATGCGGCGCCGCTCCAACCTGCCGCACGACCAGCATGTCGCCCAGGTCGCGCGGCTGATGGACGCTCGGATGCGCGGCGAGCTGCCTGCGCAGTGGGTGCCGGCGTTCGACATCATCATGCCGCTCAAGCCGACCGTGCGCGCCATCGGCGGCGACTGGCTGAGCTGGAACCTCGCGCGTGTCGACGCGATGCGTGCTTTCGAGCACGAGCACAAGGACATCCTGCACTGGGCGGTGGGCGACTCGGAGGTGTGCGCACGAGCCAGGCGGTGCGCGCGTGCGGTCGATGACATGCTCAACGGGCACCCCCTGCCCATGAGCACGCAGGACAAGCTCGATACCGTTCTCGACTACTGCGAGCGGCTGGATGTCGACAGGCCGGCCGCGAAGACGCCCGAAGGCGTGATCGCCCGTGCCATCACCGAGCAATGGTGGCGCCGCGCGCTGCGCCGCAAGGTTGCGCGCACTGTCGAGCATGCGGCCATCAAGCTGGCCGTCGTGCACCACAAGAACGGCGGCTATGCGAGCGACGAAGCGTGCCGCCGCCGCGTCGACCAGAACAAGCGCAACAACGAGCTGCTGGCGCGCGTGAAGATGCGCAACGAGGCCGGCCAGGTCTACAGCCTGGCCGAGCTGGCGGCGCTGTCGCCCAGCAATCGCGACATCCGCCGCGGCGAGCTGATGACGCGCATTCGCGGCTGCGAGGAGTTCGCGGACGCCAATGGGCATCACGGCCTGTTCCTTACGCTCACCTGCCCGAGTCGCTTCCATGCGGTGCTGTCCGGCGGTAAGTCGCGCTGGGCGAAGCCTGTGCGCAACGGCAAGTACGAAGGATCGACCCCGCGCGACGCGCAGCACTGGCTTTGCGGAAAGTGGGCGAAGGCTCGCGCGAAGATGGCCCGCAAGGGCATTGCGGCCTATGGCTTCCGCGTGGCCGAGCCGCATCACGACGGGTGCCCCCACTGGCACGCCCTGCTGTGGTTCCACACGCCCGAGCAGGCGCAGCAAGCGCGAGACATCATCAGCGGGTACTGGCTGAGCGACGCGGGCGACGAAGCCGGCGCTGTGCGCAACCGCTGCAAGTTCATCGCCATGACGCGTGGCGGCGCCGCCGGCTACGTCGCGAAGTACGTCGCCAAGAACATCGGAGCGGAGGATGGCGGTGACGCCGGCGTAGGCCAGCATACCGACACCATCGACGGCTTCGAGCACGTCATGGACACCCGCGAGTTCAAAGGGTGGCAGCGCGTCGACGCGTGGGCGAGCACCTGGGGAATCCGGCAGTTTCAAGCCATCGGGCAACCGAGCGTGACGGTGTGGCGCGAAATGCGCCGCGTCACGAAGGACCAGATCGAGCACGCGCAGATGCGCCTCGACCTCGGCGACGCCGCTGCGGTGAAGGCTTGGTGGGCGTGCCACAAGCAGGGCGCCATTCAGGCCTCGTGGGAGGGCTACGTTCGCGCCCAGGGCGGCATGTGCCGCAAGCGTCGCGAATGGGCGCTGCGCACCGCCGTACGCGTCACTAAGGACACGACCAACTGCTACGGCGAGGCCATCGACCGCAAGGCCGTCGTCGGCATCGAGACACGCGTCGGTCACTGGCTCGTAAGCCGCCGGCAGGCGTGGCGTTCCTGCGCGAGCGAAGCCGCGCAGGACAAGGGCCAGCGCGAAGCGCTGGGCCGCCCTTGGACTCGTTTCAATAACTGTACGGCCCGGCTCACCGATGAGCCGCAGCGCCTGCTCATGCGAGGCGATAGGCCATGGCCGAAGGCCCATGACAGCCTCGAAATCGAGCCACCGGAGCCGCGGCCAGCCGCCGCGACAGCCCCGGCCGAGCAGATCAACCACATCGCCGGCGAGCGGACCACGTTCCGCATGCCTGAGTGCGTCCAGATCGCGCCCGCCGCGCGCCCTGCCGACGACCTCGGCGCCCTGTTCGCCCGCATGAAGGCCTTCGCACCGCAGCTGCAAGCGCTGCGTGCCGCCGGCCGATGAGTTCCCCCACCAGTTCAACCACCAACCGGAGCCGCACCACCATGCCACGCACCACCGCCGGCGCTGTCGTCCAGATTGCGCAGCACAAGCCCTACGCGCCGCCCCTCGCGCACAAGGTGCACATCACCGCGCCCTACCAGCCTGCCTGCGCTACCGACGTGCGCGCCACCATCGAGCGCGTGCGCAGCCTGGTCGAGGCCCAGGCTGCAGGCCGCCGCAAGCCGCGCCGCGCCGACGTGAAGCCGATCCAGCAGGCCGACATGTTCCCGTCGACGGTCGTGTGCATCGCTGCCGCGCAGCAGAGGAAAGCGGCATGAACGCGCACCGCCTCAACCACCACGACATCCAGGCGGTGAAGTCCTTCGAGGACCGTGCCGAGCGCAAGGCGAAGGCCAAGCGCTGGGCAGACCGCATCGCGGCGACGGCGTGCGTGCTGATCGTGTTGGCTCTGCTGGCACCCGCCATCGTGAGCTGGGCCACGGCATGAAGCCCGCCTTGAACCTGTGCACCAGCACCGGATCGCGCGCGATCAGTCGACGCGCCGCCGCGGGCATGCTGCTCGCCGCTCGCATGCTGCAGCAGCGTGACCCGCGCTACGCGATGGCATACAGCCGACGCACTGGCATCGTGCGCGGCGAAGGGCCGTCAGGCGCGTGGCAACTTGAGCACGCGCTCGGGCAACGCGCCGCCCTCCGGAAGACCGAGGGAGGCCACGCCTGATGCTGGGCTTTCTCTTCACCCGCAAGCCTCTGCCCGAGGTCGATTTTCTTCTGCGCGTGCTCGGCACCCGCGACCTGATCGCGCTCGCGGCCCTGTACGGCGAGGCCCGTGACCGCTTCGAATGCCAAGCCTTCGTGACGGCCGTCAGCCGCCGCATGCAGGAAGTCATCGCGAGCGGCTGGCAAGGCGGTTCCGAATGACGGCGCTGCACATGCCCGTGCTGATGGAGTCGACCACGAATGGGGCGCCTGCGTTGCGACCACTCGGCACGCCGTTCCGCGCTTGCGAGCTGTGCATGCACTCGACCGCCTGCGGCAACGTGCTGCTGTGCGACAGCCCTGCGGTGCGCCTTGCGGGGAAGCCCGCGCCGCTCCACGCGGCCCGTGCATCGGATGGGAGCTGCGGCCCGAACGCGCGGCACCTCGACATGTCTGGCTGGCACTGAGAGCGCGCACCGCGATGGCCTGCGCGATCGATCCCACCGGGCAGCAGCTGCGCGACGCGTGCGCTCGCATGTCGCGCCGCTTCGGTTGGGTCGAAAGCTTCGAGGCGGTGATGCAGGACGCCAGACGCAGCCGGCTCGTTCGGCTTGCCGTGGCTCACCCGAGCGCGGCCGAAACAGTAGTGCAGCGCCGGCGCATCGCCTCTGCGCGCCCAGTCCGGCCGACATCGGCCGCCGGCTCTCTTCCTCTTGACCGAAAGCGCGCCGCCGCGGGCGAGCGCGATGACGACTGAACGACCTTTTTCCTCACAGCACCCAACCATGACAACACAAGCCTCCCCGCTCTTCATAGGTGTCGATCTCACGCGAGACAGCGACATCACCTTCAACCCGCCTCGCGCAGCCACACAGCGCGTCTACATCGCTGGTCCGATGACGGGCTATGCCGAGCTCAACTTCCCGGCCTTTCACGCCGAGGCGTCTACCCTGCGAGGCATCGGGCTCGACGTCATTAACCCGGCCGAGATCAATGTCGATCCCAGCACCGGCTGGAGCGCATGCATGCGCGCCGACATAGCGCAGCTCGTGACCTGCCACCGCATCCACCTCTTGCCGGGCTGGTCGACCAGCAAGGGCGCTTCGCTGGAGCACCACATCGGCCGCGCGCTGGGCCTGCTGGTCACCCTGGCAGAAGGGGCCGAAAGCATGCCGGACCACTTCAGCTTCGCGGGAAGCGCTGACGCTTTCGTGAGCCAGTTCCTCAACCGCGCGGTGCAGGCCGCCGATGAGTCCGCTGACCAGGCGCCGGCGACCGTGACAAACGTCAGCCGCGAAGCTGCTCTCGCCATCTGCGAAAAGGTCGCGAACTACCACCAGGGGCAACTGCAGGCCGTGCTCGCTGCTCACGGATACCACACCACCGTCACGCAGGCCCACGGATACCAGTACCTCGGCGCACGTCGCTGCATCGAAGCGATTCGCGCGGCTGCGCGAGACGAGGCCTGAGCGATGCCGACGAAGTCTCTCAAGCTGTGCCCGCTCGCGCAGCACATCGTCAGGATGCTGGCCGAGTCGGGCCGGCCTGGCCACGGGCCGACATACGCCGTCAGCAAAGCTCACGAGTTGCATGCGCGACCCACGAGCGACGTACTGCTGTGGGTGGAGCACAACCTCGACAGTTGGAATCGTGGCGAGCTCGCCGACACGCTCAAGAAGGCTTCGGGCCGCAATGTCGACACCCACGACCTTGCAGCCGCCGCGCGAGTTGAGAATGCACTCGGTGCGCTTCCCAGGCTGAACCTGAAGGAACTGCTGTCGTGAAGGCCGCTGCATGAGCACCAAGCACGTCATTTCGGTTTCTGGCGGCAAGGACAGCACTACCACACTGCTGATTGCACTTGAGCGTTGCCCACGGGCCGACGTGGTGCCGATCTTCTGCGACACCGGCAACGAGCACGACGACACATACGCCTATCTCGACTACCTCGAGCAAACGCTCGACATCAAGATCGAGCGCCTGAAGGCGGACTTCACAGCCCAGCTCGCGGCGAAGCGTGAGTTCATCGCGCGGGACTTGCGCACCCGCCGCGAATACGACACGCGTCCAGTGTTCGAGGCGGATGGCGTCACGCCGGTGCCGAAGCACGATGGCCGCGGCTGCATCGTTCTGAACAAGAAAGGCAAGCCAGTGCAGAAAACTGTGAAGGTCGGCGGCGGCCGGCGTGTGCGCTGGACCAACAAGGCCAAACGGCGCGCCTTGGCTGTCATGTACCCGAGCGGTAACCCGTTCCTGGACCTGTGTATGTGGAAGGGCCGCTTTCCCTCACGCACGGCCCAGTTCTGCACCGAGGAGCTGAAGACCAACATGGCGGTGGCCTTCCAGCTCGATCTGATGGAGGCCGGCCACCGGGTCATCTCGTGGCAGGGCGTGCGACGCGATGAATCGCAGAAACGCGCGGACGCCAAGCTCTACGAGCGCGTCGGCGGCGGCCTCTGGATCTTCCGCCCCATTGTTCTTTGGAACGCAGCCCAGGTCTTTGCCTTCAGCGCCGAGCGTGAGGTGAAGCCCAATCCCCTCTACCTGCAGGACATGAATCGCGTCGGCTGCATGCCGTGCATTAACTGCAGCAAGCCTGAGCTACGCGCCATCGCCGCCCGCTTCCCCGAGCATCCGCAGCGTATCGCCGAGTGGGAATACATCGTCGGCTGCTGCAGCAAGCGAGGTTTCTCCACCTTCATGGCGGACGCTCACCGTGCGAAAGACCGGCGCGCTGTCTTCGCTGATCTGAACATCTGGGCGCGCATCGAGTGGTCGAAGACCAGCCGCGGCGGCCGTCAATTCAACTTGCTCGACGCAGAAGAGAACACAGGTGCAGGCTGCAGCTCGAGTTATGGACTTTGCGATCAGGGAGCACTGGCATGACCAATCACACTCACCAAAACTCGCGTCAGGCTACCAGCTCGTCGCCATTGATTTACCGCCGCGACATCGTGCTCGCAAAATTCGGGATCTCCGAGACTACTTTGCGCCGATGGATGTCCTGCGAGCGATTCCCTCGTCCGCGACAGCTCGGCCCGCGCGCAGTTGGATGGGTAGCGGCAGAGGTCGACACCTGGCTCGATGAGCGCCCTGTGGCGACCGGCGCTGGGCCGAATCGAGACCAGGGCTAGGCCGGCTTCCGCCGGCGCCGCTGAGGCGTCAGTGCTGACGGTGCTTTTAGGCAGAAGTCGGCCCAGTTCTGCATCAGCGCCAGGCGTTTGGCAAGCATGTCGCCGCGTCGATAGGCAGCCTCGACCTTGTTGTCAATCGCGTGCGCGAGAGCCATTTCGGCCAGTTCAGGTGAATAGTGAGTGTGCTCGGCAGCCCAGTCGCGAAAGGTCGAGCGAAACCCGTGTGGCACGCACACCCGACCGCTGGCGTCCTTGAGGTTCAGTCGGCGCATGCACGCCGTCAACGACATGTCCGATAGCGGCTGCATCTTTCGGCCGGGAAAGATCAGGTCGCACCCTTCGTGGCGTGGCATTAATTTGATGAGGTCGACGGCCTGTTGTGACAGCGGCACCCTATGCGGCCGTTTCGCTTTCATGCGCTCCGCTGGAACATCCCACTGTCGCGCGTCGAGGTCCACCTCGGACCATCTCGCGCCGCGAATCTCGCCCGATCTGCCGGCCGTGAGCACCTGAAAGAGCAACGCCTGCGCGCTCACGCCGTCGATACCCTTGATTGCTGTCACCGCTGCTGCGGCCTGCGATACAGGCACCGCAGCGTGATGCTTCACCTTCGCGATCTTCTCGGGCTTAGGTAGCAGCTTGTCCAGATGACCACGCCACGCTGCCGGGTTTTCGCCTTGCCGGTGGCCTCGGGTCTTGGCCCAGTCAAGCACCTGCTCGATCCGGCCACGCAGTCGGCTCGCCGTTTCCGTCTTTGTTCGCCAAATAGGATCGAGCACGCGAAGCACTTCATCCTGTCCAATTTCGGCCACGTCCATGTGACCTATTAAAGGCTCGGCGTATTGCTTGAGCGTGTTCTCCCACTGCTGCCGGTGCTTGGGATTCAGCCACTCGCTTTCCTTTACGGCGATGAACCTTTCGCATGCCACTTTGAACGTCAGCGCCCGTGCCTGCGAAGCTGCAGCAGCCTTTTTGAGCGCGTCGCGCGCCTCGATGGGGTCTTCGCCCGCGTCGACCAATTTGTGCGCCTCACGCGCGCGCTCGCGTGCCTGAGCTAGCGGCACGGCGGGAAAGCTACCCAACCCCATGCGCCTGCGCCGTGTGCCGATCTTGAAGCGCAAGATCCACGAGCGTGACCCCTCGATGATTTGCAGGTAAAGACCGGGGATGCCGCCAACGTTGTGGTCGCCCTCTTCCCTCAGTCGTCCAACCTCCATTGCAGACATTTCACGAGATCGCTTGGGCATCGCTTCCTACCGGCCATACAACAGGCCAAACCAAAAGCGCTTTCACGGTGTGTTACGGCTGCTCAGGGCGGCAGAGTATAGGCAGTTCTCCAATGAAAAACGCGCCCTGGGGCGCGTTTCGGCATCTTGAAAATGCTTGTCCTGGCGGAGAGTGTGAGATTCGAACTCACGGACGCTTTCACGTCGGCAGTTTTCAAGACTGCTGGTTTAAACCACTCACCCAACTCTCCGGAGCCGGCGATTCTAAGCCG